CGGCCGATTGCTTGTCCTTACCGGGCAGTGCCGTTCCTGGAGGCGCGATGCCATCCGCGGACGGATCCGGGTGCTCGTACTTGTCGACGGCCCTGCGCATCTGCTGCCAGCGATTTCTGAACGCAGGCTCGGCGCTGCCTGGAGAGAAGAAACTCTCGCGATTAAAATCCTTGTGATGCACGAACCGGCCGTTTACTTTCTCGCTGGCCGCCAACGCGCCCGACGAGTTGTCGGTCGCGTAGTTGGTCACGTTGCTGCCCATGAGGGCCTTGTCGATGCTCCGGTCCGCCAGCGCGCCCTGGGCGCTGTTATAGTCATTGGCGTACCCTGCGTAATAACCCCCCTCATCCTTTCCAGAAGACCGGTGACGCTTGGCCTGCTGCTCGAGGGACGTGCCGCGCACGGCCGCCCGGTTCATCATGGTCTCGACCACGGCCAGGTTGGCCGTGGGATCTTGGTTTTCACCGAGACTGATGTGCTTGATCTTTTCCCGGAGCCAGGGCTTCTCATCGAGCTCCTTGGCAAAACGTTCCCTGTTGAAGGGGTTGCCAGTACCCACGCCGTAGGGCGTCGTGATGTCTGGCTTTTTATTGGCGCGGCTCTTGCCTTCGTCGCCATCCCCATAGGGGTCCATGCCGTCGCTCGACTGCGGCGTGGCTTCCTGCGGCTCGCCGCTGCTCCGCGTACTCCCCCGGTGGGAGCGGCGACGCAGGCCTGGCGACGCATTGCCCTCCGGATCTCGTTCCTCTCTTGCCTCCGGCATATCATCGCCGAGCATGGTGTTGCCGGAGGGACCGCCGTCATCGATGAAGGGCGTCGTCGTGTCGATCGACTCTTGCCCCTGCATGATGACGCCGATCTGGCGTCCACCGAGCGTGATGATGCCCACCTGCATCAGCGACGCTTCTCATTGAACGTCATGCTGTCCCAATTCCATTCCTGCGAACCGTTCTCGAGCTCGCCGAACGTGACCGCGTAGGTCACGAGCTCCCACGACGTCAGGGCGTGGGCGACATCGAAAGGGACACCGTTCTTCACGACCCAGCAAATGAGTCGAAAGTCGGTGTCCCCTGCAAGTTTTTTGCCTCATCCTTCGAACTGATCGCGTCGTCGTCAGTCTTGTTGAGGCGGACCATAGCCTTGCCGGCGGCGGTGACGCCTTCGGTATCCAGCCTGTCGAAGATGGCGTCCAACTCGGCCCGGTTCTTGGGGAACGCAATGTGGACGTCATTGATCATGCAGACGGCCGCCGCCAGCATGATCGGCACCCGGTGTGGGATTTCGACCTCTTCGCCGTCGTCCGTCAGGATCTTGTCGTGACCCGTGACATCGGATACCATTCCCTGGAGACGGGTTTGCTCGCTGGGCCTGAGCCGGCGAACTCCAATCACGCGACCGAATTCGTCGGCTTCCTTCTCGACCTGCTTGTAGCGGGCCAGCTTGATTTCACTCTCGGTGGACACTGTCTACTATCCTTCACTGTGATCTTGGGACTCGGGGATTTTCCCTACGCGATCGGGACCTTCTCGGACGCCATGCCCTCGAGGGTTATGCCGACGACTTTCTCCCGGCTGATGTCCCCATGATCAGTCAGGAAGACGACGAAATTGGTGTACTGGAAGCGACTGACGCTGCCATTCGGATTGTTGATCGTCTGGTTCAGATAACCAGGCGACTGGACCTTCCCCTGGGAGAAGTTCTGGGCGTTGAGGACAGATAGGTCTTCCAGCCCAGGCCCGGTGCGCGTGATCTGAAAGTCAATCTTGAAGCCATCCGGGATATAGCCGAAGCGCGGCGATTGGTTGTACGGCTTCGAAGCGATGTCGTGCTTCAGGGCCGTAATCTTGACACTCTGGACATCGCCGAGCTCGACGAGCGTCCCGGTATCCGCGTCGTAATAGGTGATCGAATAGTCGACACCTACGTTCATTCCATTGACGGGCAAGTGCGCCTCCTTTAAGGTGTAAGACTAGTCTGGAAAACCTACGCGTCCTAGAGCGTGTTGGTGTTGGACGCGAACTGTTGCGGCGACGGCGGCGTGCTCTGGATATTCACCGTCACGTTGCCGCCGCCCTGGAACTTCACGACGAAGTACCGGATGACGTTCAGATACCTGACCTGCCAGTACAGGAACAGGTAACCGAGGGCCTGCAGGTTCGGTGGATTGTTGTTGAGGTCGCACTGTACGGCCCAAGGCCTGTCGATCATGCCCTGGCCGTTGATGCCGAGGCCCACCTGCGGGCTGGCAAGCTGCGCCGACAAACCATCGAACAGCGCCTTGGCGTTGGCGCGGGTCTGGTCGTTCGGCTGGATCGACTGGAGCTGGCCCACGAAGGAGCCCGCCGCCTTCGACTGCGACGTCCGGATCAGGAAGTTCGTCATCCGGGTGTACTCGTCGCCGTTAGCCGCGGTGTTGCTCGAGCAGTTGCGGCCCGTGGCGAAACTGAAGTAGTAGCCGCCCGGCGACGCAACAGGAGACAGGATGACGTCGACGCCTCCCTGGTTGATCTGCTGGAGCTCGGTATCCGAGTAGGCCTGACCGATGATCGAGCGCTGGGTCCCCGTGATGCCCTGGAGAGGCTTGTTCAGCGAGGATTGCTGCGGCGACAGGTTGCCGTAGATGCCAAGGCTGAACGCGGTCGGGTTGATCAGGCGCGTGACGCCGTTGTAACTGTCGTACCAGTACGCCCAGTCTCCCACGATGTATTTGACCCAGGGCGTATCGATGCCCGCGTTGATGCGGGTCGACAGCGCGTTCGTGATGCTTTCCCCCGAAGGCCCCGCCACGTGGAAGAAGCAGGTCTCCGACAGCGCGAAGGAACCGCATGCGGCATAGACGCTGATGTTGGAGATGTCGCAGAGCGTGAAGCAGTCCACGCTGGACTTGCGCAGGACGTACATGCCCTTGCGGGGCACGATGTCCTGGCCCACCAGCGTGGCGTCCGTCACGCCCGACGCGCCGTCTGTGCCTCCGGACAGCGTGTACTGAGTGGAAAGCAGCGGAATGGCCACGCCCGCGCCGGCGGCCGCGATGACGAACGAGCTCGGCCCCCGGAAGGCGTTGCCAGTATTGATCACGGCGGCGAGGTTGGTCCAGAAGGTATTGCCCGTGCCCGTGCCACCGGCGAACGTCGCTCCCGAAATCGTGATCTGGGTCGACACCTTCGCCAGGGTCAGGGCGTTGCCTGCGGTGCCGACCACCTGGTTGATGTTGGCCGTCATCTGGAGCGTAGTTCCGGACAGCGCGTAGGTCGCCTTGATGATGTTGGCGTCCACGCTGGCGTTCAGGAACGTCATGAGCGACGCCAAGGTCGTGGCGAGGTTCGCGCCGATCTGGACCTGGGAACCTACGGGCGCGGCCGTCACGAAGGTGATCAGCGTGCCCGCAATGGTCAGCGTGTCCAGGTTGGCCGGGTTGCCGGCGAACGCCGCCGTCGCGACCGCCGGATTGGCGGCGGGCACGTTGTTGAACTGCTCGGGCACCATCCCGGGGAAGGAGACGATGGCCATGTAGGAGTTGGCCAGCGAGCCCTGCTGGATGGAGCACTTGATCTGGTTGCCCAGAATGCCCGTATACTTTCCGAACAGGGTGATGCCCGGCGCACCCGCGGCCGCGCCTCCCGTCAGCGTGGTACCTGACAGGGTGATCACGGTTGACGTCTTGGCGAGCGTCAGGGAGTTGCCAGCCGTGCCGGCGGTCACCGCCGTCAGGGCCAGAGACGAGGAGCCCAGGACATAGGAGAATTTGACGAGCTGGGCATCGGCGGACGCCTGCAGCATCGTGATCAAGTTCTGCAAGGTCGCGGGCAGGTTCGCGCCGATGTTCACCTGGAGCGCGGTCGCGCCCGACGCAACGAACGTGATCGCCGTGCCGTTCAGGGTCAGCGTATCGGACGGCGAGGGATTGGCGCTAAACTGCACCAAGCCGGTCGCCGACGCCGCGCCCGACTGGATCGCCAGCGAGGCGGCGGTGTCCGTTCCATCCGTGACCCGGACGCAGTAGTACCCGATCGCGCCGCCTACCTGGCTCGACGCCGAGACATAGGAGCTCATGTCGTAGTTGCGGATGACGGGCGGCCCGATGTAGAGCGCCGCGTCGATCGGCTTGCTGACGGGGATGAGCGCGTTCACGGGACCCCAAGACGCGACACCGACCAGACCCTCGATATTCGTGGGCTGGCCGAGCAGCATCGGGGTCGGCAAGATGATATCGCCATAGACGCCGGGGACCGTAAGGGCCGCGAGGTTCTGCTGGCCGTCCAAGAAAACGGGCATGGGTATCTGTCCTTCAGTTAGGGTTGGCCGGCTTTACTCGCCGCGGTATTCAGTTTCGTCCTGCTCTTCTTCCTCCTCGTCCCCAGGTTCTTCCACGGGAGCGGGAGGAGCAGCGACGCGGACAAAGAAGTTGATCCGATCATCTGCCAGCAAAGATTTGATTTCCGTTTCGTCAGTAACCTGCTGGCCCTTGGCGTAGTTGGCGAACGGGTGGACGCACACGAGGTAGAAATCCATGGGAGCCTCTTTAGGTTAGGGCAGTGGCCTGCGCAGGCCCGTTCAGAGATGCAATCGTCGTGTTGACGCTGGTGACCGTATAGGCATCGAACGTCATCAGCGTGGCGTACTCGACGTCGAAGATCAGGT